TGATGTGTTCATCATTGCGTGTAGTGATGAAACATCAGATCTGACGGCTGGCACTAACAAGGCACGCTTCACGATGCCCTATGCCGGCACGCTGACTGCTGTGAAGAGTGATATGAATACAGCACCCACAGGCAGTACATTGGTGGTGGACATCAACGAGGCCGGTGTTTCTGTGCTCAGCACCAAGCTCTCGATCGATGTTGGCGAAACCAGCAGTTCAACCGCTGCAACGCCTGCAGTGATCAGCGACTCCGCCTTGGCATCAGGCGCGGTGATCAGCATCGACATTGATCAGATTGGCTCCACGGTCGCCGGAGCTGGCCTGAAGGTGACCCTCTTCGTTACCAGGAGCTGAAACGATGGAAAAGAATCTCGTTCTCTTTGATTCTGAGACCGGCAAGGTTCTCGACTACCCACGGGCCGATGAGGAGCCCGTGCAACAACTTGATCCGCGCTATCAGGTGCTGCGCATCGCGCGGGAAGGCAAGCCCGAGCACAATCCAGCCACGCATTACGTCCGCGAGACACGCACCGTTGATCTTGCTGCCGGCCAATGGCGCTGGGGTTGGGAGCTGATTGAACGTCCGGTGCCTCCGCCCGTTGCTGACTGGGCAAGGTTCAAGGCCACAGTGATGATCAACCCGCAGGTAAATCTTGCTCTCGGTGGCGGTCTTGGTCAAGTGCCTGCTGCAGCGATCAGCTTGCCGGCCACGGTGCTGGCCAGCTCATCCGGTGGCGATGTCCGCGACTTCCGATCTGCTTGGTTGAGCCTGCGACGCGCTGGGTTGATCAGCGTTGAGCTGCTGGCCGAGGTGAGGCTGTTGGCAGTCGATTGCCATCTGCCCGAGGAGTTTGTTGCTGCGCTCGGAGGCACGCCTCAACCCGCTGCAGAGTTCCTGGGGCAAGAGTGGGTGAGCGCCGATGGAACCCTGTGGCGTGTTGTTCAGGCCCGCAATGAAGACGGCACGTTTGCTGTGGATGATTCCGCCACGCCCGAGCGCGAATCGTTGAGCTGGGAGGTGGTGCAGTGAGCGTTATCTACATCAATAGCTATCAGTTTGCAGTTGCGGCCCCTCCGGGTGGCATTGTTACGAATGGTCTGGTCCTCAACCTAGATGCTGGCGACCCCAGTTCGTATCCTGGCACTGGCACTACTTGGACTGATATAAGTGGCAATGGCAATAATGCAACCCTAGTAAATGGCGTTGCATATGATAGTGCTAATGGTGGGTCTTTGAGTTTTGATGGAGTGGATGACTATTCGATAATATCACACTCCTCTTCATTGAATTTCCCTACCGCTCTTACAATCTCGGTGTGGTATTATAGCGGAAATACTGAACATTACTTATACTTAAAGGGAAGAACCGACGTTGATGACTATAATCCATTAGTGTATGCAAGTGGAATATATGGATGGACTGGGCCAAATGGAAGATCTTTTTACAATCCACCTACTGGATACATTCAAGCTAACACTTGGTATAACTTGGCAGTAACACACATTAGTGGCAGTGATCCGATAATGTATAGAAATTCAATACCATCTACTTCTTATGTTTATACTGAAGGAAGTGGAGTTCGTGCTTTAGGGACTAATCCATACCCAGTTAGTATAAATGCTGATGTTCCTAGGGGACAGATTGGAACTTTTAATGGAAAAATTGCATCTATTCAGGCATACAACAGAGCACTCACAGCAGCAGAAATCCAACAAAACTACAACGCTCTTAAGGGGAGGTACGGACTGTGACCTACAAACCAACCAACGCATCCATCAACCTTGGCCCTTATTATGGCCACCCGTAGCAAGACCGGCACCGCGCGCCTAGACCATCAACCGGGCAAACCCAAGCTGACGCGGCAGGGTAACGGAAAACGCAGTAAGCCGCGTGGCACTCGAAAGCTTCGCAAGGGGCAGGGCCGCTAAGCTATACACGTAGCCAATGCTGTCATGATTGAAGTCATAGCCGCAGTGGCCGGCGCTTCCATTTCCGTCGCCGCAATGGGTGCGATGGGGTTCAGTCGCAAATCAGACGAAGCTCGTGATGCGGTTATTCGCCTTACGAGCGCGGTTGAGCATATTGCAACACAATTAGACGTATTGCATACAGATATTAAGGAAGACAGGAAGGAGTTTTTCTCTCGCCTTAATACCGTTGAGCAAAGGGTCTCTAAGCTGGAAGTACGTCCGCCATCCCTCTGACCCATGGACTTCATTCAGCATCCAGCGTTCTGGATTGTCGTGGCTGCAGCATCTGAGCTGATCGCCCTGTCGCCACTCAAAGACAACAGCATCATCCAGCTGGTCTTTCACGCCCTCCGCGCTATCAAGGGAAAAAAGCTCTAGGTAAAACCTGGGAACAAGCCGCACGGGAGTGGTGGTTTGAAACCGTGCTCCCCGGCAGGTTGGACGATGCTGAGCGCGAGTGGCACGCAGCCCAACCCCCCGAACCAGAGCCCGTCATCGTGTATCACGAGATCGACGACGAGCGACAGACCGGTGACAGCCGCCTCCTTGGTGGCGCAATGAGTATTCACGCCCCTTGGACTGATGACGCAAAACAAAATCCGCCTGCTTGATCTTTTTAAGTATTACAAAGCATTACCGCATCAGCTTGCAGCGCTGACCGAGCTTGAAGAGGCCATTAACAAGGCCAATCCTCATATTCTTGGTCGCGATCAGAATTGGTTTAAGACCTGGAGCCAAGGTGGCAAGCAAGGCGATTACGCTCCTGCATTCAAGTTGATCAAGGAGTTCGAGGGCTGTCATCTCACTGCATATCCTGATCCTTTGTCCGGCGCAGAGCCGTACACGATCGGTTATGGCACTACGCGCTATCCCGGTGGCCGGCGCGTCAGTCGCGGCGACAAGATCACCGTGATTGAGGCCGATATGTTCATGCGAACCGAAGTCGATCAAATTGCAGAAAAAGTTGGCAAGGCAGTGCCGTTTTGGTCGGAGATGGCGGATGGACAGCAGTCTGCCTTGATCGATTTCGCGTACAACCTTGGCAGCGGCTTCTATGGCTCTTCCGGCTTCGAAACCATCAGCAAACGCCTGCGCGAACGCGATTGGAATGCGGTGCCAGCTGCATTTGAGCTTTATCGAAATCCAGGCACCAACGTTGAGGCGGGCTTATTGCGTCGGCGCCGTGCGGAAGGATCGCTTTGGCGTGAAAGTCTGCCGAAGCAGCCCGAGATTCAACAGGATCCGGCCAAGCTGACACCGAAATCGCCGTTCAATGCTCGGTTGACGCCGCACGTCACACTGGGCGAATTTGCTCTAGGCCGCGAAGAACGGCGTTTCGACTATCAGTATCAGATCGATATTGCCGCTGAACTAGCCGCTTTTCTAGAGCGAGTACGTGTTGCATTCGGCAACAAGCCGGTCATCATCACCAGCGGCTACCGCAACGCTCGCATCAACAGTATGGTCGGCGGCGCAAGCAGCAGCGAACACTTGTTCAAGAAAGGTGAAGGGGCTGTTGATTTTTACGTTGAGGGGGTCGATATCTACAAGGTTCAAGACTGGTGCGATAAGCATTGGGATTTCAGTCTTGGGTATGGGGCGCCAAAGGGGTTCTGCCATCTGGGGATTCGTTCAGGGCGTCCTAGAGTGAGATGGGATTATTGATTTCATTTCGTGATTCTTGCCGACCATCAGATCCGCGAGCTTTGCCAGGGCGAAGGCATGGTTGCGCCTTTCAACGAAGCGCTGCTCAACCCAGCGTCTCTTGACGTGACCCTTGGCCGACTGCTGCTCGTTGAGGTTGAGCACAGCTTTGCGCTGCAGCCTCTGGATATCAGCCATCACACCGAAGCAGATCCATATCTGTTGGCGCCGGGTGAATTCGTCCTTGCCGAAACTCAAGAGACATTCAGCCTGCCCGAAGATGTTGCTGCACAGTTTATTTTGAAAAGCAGTCGCGGCCGTGAAGGCTATTCTCACGCGTTGTGCGGCTATTGCGATCCAGGTTGGCATGGCAGCAAGCTCACTCTTGAACTGCACTCACTCCGACGCCATCACTCGCTTCCCCTGTATCCGGGCATGAAAATTGGACAAATTGTTTTTTCATTGATGTCTGATAGCCCTGAACGTTCTTACGCAGTCACTGGTCGGTACAACAACGATAAATGCGTGATGGCGAGCAAGGGCTAGCTACCGTATAGGTGAGCCCGGACTCGCCCCCATGATGCACCAGATCGATGGCGTCGAACTGGTTAGCAAAAAGGTTACAAAACAGCGATTTCGCGCTTCTATATTCGACGCTTGGCATGATTGCTGCGCATATTGCGGTCGTCATGCCACCACGATCGATCACGTCAAACCAAAAGCAAAAGGCGGGCTCACGGTTCCTGAAAACTGCGTGCCCGCCTGTCTTTCTTGCAATGCCTCCAAAGGCCACATGTCACTGTGGACGTGGTGGACAATGCAGCATCACTGGGATTGGCATCGAGCGCAGCAGGTCTACGAATGGATCACTGGCATCGCATCTGTTCAATATAAATTTGCGCCTGCCATAAATCATTGGAATAACGGCAGATAGCGCCACCTGGCATGCAAGCCGCATAGCGCACTTCACCGATAGGTTCAGTTCCCATTTCGATGTAAAACCCTTCGCCGCAATCAATTGCCCCTGTAGGCACTGCAGTCTCTTGCGAATCTGCCACCTGATGCCCTCCCTTCTGGAAACCCTAAATCACATTTTGCCGCAACTGCCTTCCAGTGGATGCACTGCTGGCAATATGGGTGGCTGTTGTCGATCGCACGAGCATCGGCATAGAGTTGCTCGGCTTCTGCTACGGCAAGTTCAAGTGCGGTGGCGCTGAGCGGCAAGTCAAGCTTGCCTGTTTTGGTCTTGATGCGCACCCGCCAGCCGGGTGGTGACTCATAAAGCACCATCCGACCGGCGTGGTAACGCAAACTTGCCATTCCTACACGGGTATTTCCCGGAGTTTAGAGATCAAGTCATCAATTGTCCCATCATTTGTGATAAAGCGATCAAAGCCGTCGTAGTCGTCAAGGCTGCCTTCGCTTGCGTGGCCATGCTCGCGTTGCACGCCAGGGCGTTCGATGTGCCACATTTCACCGCCAAGCAGCTTGACCATTGCGGCTTCGTTGGGGAAGCGCACGTCATCAGCAACTACGGCGTCATACCGCTGAGCGCGACCTTTCCAGCAGCGCACCCAGATTTCAGGGTGAATGCACTGCCGGCCCCACTCTGTGCCGAGCGTTTGCAGCATGTGCCGCACGCTGACGCCAGCATCACCGATAACCACCTGCTTGGCTTGATGGACGAGATAATTCGCACCATGCTTGTCGTAGCCAAGCGATTCCAGCATGGGAATCAGCATCAGCTTTAGGGTCTCAGCGAATGGCACAATCACATAGCCGCGCTGCTCAAGCTCAAGCGCAACAGTTGATTTACCCGACTGTGGTGCCGGGCTGTAAAGGCCAATGATTTTTTGCATTAAAGAGTACCGGTTGAAATGTAGCCGGCGCGCATGATCTCAGCGGTATCGTTTTTGAACCGCTCCCACAGGCCGGTGTAGGTGCCGCGCAAGCCGAGTTCGGCGTTGCCTCGGTCGTACAAATTATACAGATAATCCATGAAATTAGCTTTGCCGTTCTCGATTTGCCATGGCTTCAGCTCGTCGCAAAGCATCTCGGCGGTCAGGGGACGGGTCGCCCCAATGAACGATTCTTCCATCGAAAAACCAAGGTTTGAAATACGTGTCGACACCCCAGCTCACGGGGTGGACGCCAAAAGACCCCACCCCTGCACTTGGCAGGTACATGCAGTCCTAACGCTGGGCGTCAGGTGCATGGTAAAGGCGCTCAAGCTGCATCGAGGCAGGCTCCTCGAAGTCTTCATCTTCGACCTCAACGGCCCAAGAGTCAGAAGGATCAGAGATTGTCCAGGTGACAGGCGAGCCGTGTTGCTTGACGATGATCGCGCCAATCCGAGGCGAACAGACAATCCAACGGATAATGGCCGCCTCGATGGGGTTCAAGAATGGGTGGCCTCGCATAATTCGTTTTGAAGTAACAGTACAGAGCAGTCACGGGCATATTCTGACCCACCTTCTGGCAGGCCGAGGCCGCAGCGACCGATCCAGTGCAAGCATGCCGCACATGGACCGCCATTGAGCACCCGCCTGTATTTATTCTTCATAGCAATTTCGGCGCGACCTGCTGGTGTCG